CGTATCACTATCGACAAGTATGGTCCTCGTTGCCGCAGCCTTTTGGCTCGTCTTACCCGTTCTGAGCTTATTTGGGAAGTCCAGCCTAGTGGTATGGATGACGCATCAATGCGCCGTCAGCGTCTGCAAGAACAACTTCTTATGGGTGAACAACGCCATAACAACTGGGAAGATATTCGTGAAATGTCTATCTTGCAGACTTTGTTTGGTGGAGCTAGCGCAATCGCCGTCGACTGGGACCCTGACAAGGGTGAAGAATACATGATTGACCCCATGTCGCAGATCTCTGTTCCGCAGGGCGGAATTAGGCTTACACCTCTTGGTATTAATGAATTTACCCTTGAGCCGGGCTCACATAACGACCGCGACGCCCGTTGGTGGATTCGCTGTACGAGCCTTCCACCGGAGCAAGTACAGGAAAGGTACAACCTTGAAGAAGTTCCACAGGCCGACGCAGAAGCTATGCTTTCTTCTCGCCATCGCAGTATTCTATTACGTCGCCCGGGTGGTGCGCCACCCAAGACAACCCTCGTCTACGTCTATTACGAACGACCCACCTCGCGTGGCCCGGGATGTGTGGTACACGTTGTAAACGGAAAGATCGTTCTTCAGGAAGATGAGTGGCCATTCCCATTCAAGCACCTGAACTTGTCTCTTTTCCGTCAAAATAAGATTCCTACAAGCTGGGTTGGACACACTCTCCTTACCCCTGCTCGTGACGTTCAATACGCATACAACCGCGCTCGCTCGACAATTCTTGAGCATATGCGTAAAGCTGCAAACGCTCGATTGATGATTCCTGCTGGCTCGGTTGACGACGCTGACATGATCACAATTGACCCCGCCGATACGCTGGAATACAACAGCGAGATTGGAGAACCGCATTGGCAAATGGCTCCTGAAGTGCCCCGTTGGATCTCCGGTGAGGCGGCACAACTAGAAGCGGAGCTGGACGATATTTTCCACACACACCAAACAACGCGAGGCGAGGCACCTGGAGATCGCAATAGCGGACTTGCTTTGTCGTTGTTGGCTGAAAAAGACGACACCCCACTTGGCCCTATGGCCAAAGACCAGTCTATGGGCTGGGGTCGTATTGGCGAAATGACGCTTTCCCTGTACCGAATGAACTCGGAAAATAACGACATTACTAGAAAAGTGATGCTAATTACAGAACAGGGCGTCCCCCACCAAGTTACTTGGGGTGCAAAAGACATTGACGAAAAGCCGGTTGTTCTTGTCCCAATGGACGCGACAATGCCAAGAAGCAAGCTTGCAACACAGTCGATGATCACTTCGTTGGCTCAGCAGTTCCCAATGGTATTCCAAAACGTGGATGCCCGTTCTCTTACAAGAATGCTGGACCTTCCTGATCCAAAGCAGTTCTTGTCACAACAAGACCCTGACATTGCCAAGGCTGAATGGGAAAATGGTCTGCTCATGCAGGGCGTTCCTGTTATCCCTGAAGACTTTGACGTACACGACGCTCACATTATGATTCACAACAACGAACGTAAGAGCCCTGCGTACGAGCTTGCTGATCCTCAGATTAAGCAAATGATTGACATGCACGTTATGGCACACATGCAGTTCCTCACTAACGAGACTGCCGCAACCATGGCTCAATCAGATCAGGCAGCTATGGGCGAGATGCAGGACCCAGGAGTCACGGCTGCGCTGCAAGCTGGAGTTGGACTACCGCTTCCTGAAAACGGGATGATGGAGGAACAGGATTTAATGGAATCTGAAGATTCATTATTTGCCGGTGCTGAACTCCCCCCAGGAGCACAATCTATGCCTATGATGGGCGCAGAACAAATGATGGATCCGTCGATGATGGACCCGACAATGATGGGTGGTATGCCCGGAATGGAAGGAATGTAAATGTCTTTTGAGGACACAAACTTTACTGATTATGTAACTCCTGAAGAGGGCGCAGAATCTTCTGCCCCGGTAGAAACTGGAGCTGACACAAACTGGGAAGAGCGTTATCGTTCAGAAGTTCAAGACCGCATTCGCGAGCGTGAGCGCTACAAGCCAATCCGTCAAGTATTTGACAACATGCACCCTGATGACGCTGCTGCTGTGCAGGGTTTTGCACAAGCTTGGGCTGCCGGAGACCAGGATACTGCTATTCAGTGGATGATCGACAACGCCAAAACTTTAGCTGGAGATCGTTTTTACGACATTGCTGGAGTTAATAGCCAAGGTCAAACACAGCAAGAAGTACTGCAAGAAACTGTTAATCAGGCTCAGCAGCAAGGCCTTACTCCTCAGCAGGTCGAGCAAATGGTTGAACAGCGTATGCAGGCTTTCCAGCATGAGCAGATTGTTCAGGGATATGAATATGAGATTGAACAGACACTCCAGGAAGCTGGATATGATCCAAACAGCCCACTAGCTATTGCGGCTATTTCTGCAGCACAGCAGCGGTCCGACCTGGACCTTCGTGCAGCTATTGCAGATGTAGAGAATCAGATTCTCCAACAAGCTCAATCAATTGTCCAGCGTCGCCAAAACCCGTCGGAAGGTATGCCATCAGCAGCACCTAACGGCATGGCTGCAATCATCCCAACTGGCAACATGTCTCCACGCGATCGAGCTATGGCTCGTCTTGGACAAAGCGGTCTTAGTTAGGCTACTTGACATAGCGCAAGTAACATATAACATATAGATATACATTCGTCTTGGATTAGACGGTGTAAAAACATAGTCACCACAAAGGCACGTTGACGGAACGTCATAGCGCCCCGATGTTCGGAGAACTAGGGACCGCCGGGTAGTGGGTCTAAACAACTCAATCCATCAACAAAACAACAATCAACAGTAAGGAATAACAAAGTGCCCGCAAGCCTTTCCACCGTTGATGCAATCCTTAAGGACGACTACAAGGATTACATCGACCAACTTAACCAAGCGACTTTTCTCCTCTCGCAGATCGAGACTCGCCGCGACACCATCACGGGCCGTGTTGCCCGCCATGCACTCCACCTCGGACGTTCGTCCGGTGTCGGCGCTCGCGGCGAAAATGGCACGCTCCCAACAGCAGGCAACCAAGGCTTCGCGACGGTCCCCGTACCAGTCCGCTACGTCTATGGTCGCATCCAGCTGAGTGGTCCAACAATCCGTCAGGCTGTTACAGACCGTGGCGCATTCGTTGACGCACTTGACGCTGAAATGCAGGGAATCCGCCGTGACGCAATGAAGGACGTTAACCGTCAGCTTTGGGGTACATCTAACGGTGTTATCGCTCAGTGTGGTACAACTTCTTCTTCAACAACTGTCGTTTTGGCAGCTTCAACCGGTTCAACAGCTCTTCGCAACCTCTTCTTTGATGGTGGCATGGTTATTGACATTGGTACCGTAGCTGACCCAACCGCAGTTGCTTCTGCCCGTACAGTTACATCTCTCAGCGAATCAGCTAAGACGATTGTTATCTCCGGTGCAGCAGTTACCACTTCATCCACGAACTTCATTTTCCGTGCAGGTGCAGGCGGTGCTTCCAGCAACAGCGGCCAGCCAGGTGACGGTCAGAAGGAATTGACAGGTATTCAGACAATCGTCGACGATAGCGCAGTCCTTCACACCATCAACCCTTCAAGCCAGCCAAAGTGGAAGGCATACGTCAACAGCAACGGTGGAACAAACCGTGCCGTGACCGAAACCCTCATCACTGGTGCAATCATGAAGACCCTCATCAACAGCGGCAAGAAGCCATCGCTTCTCGTTTCTGCAGAAGGTGTTCACCTTTCGGTTGCAAACTTGTTCCTCTCGCTCAAGCGAAACATGGAGCAGACCCAGCTCAAGGGTGGCTACGCAGGTATCCAGTACTACTCACCATCAGTCTCCGGACAGGGTGACGAAGGTCCAACAGTTCTGTACGCAGACTTCGACTGCCCGAACAACGCACTCTACGGCCTTTCGCCTGAGAGCATGGTGTATCACCAGGTTGGCGAAGGTTGGCAGTTCATGGACCTTGACGGTGCAGTGATGAACCGCGTTCCTAACACCGATGCTTACGAAGCAACGATGACCTGCTATGCAGAACTTGCATGTAAGCAGCGCAACGCTAACTTCGTGATCAAGGACCTCACGGAAACCACCATCTAAGATGGCTGCAACGGTAAGCGTCGTTACGGGTCCGGAAGTTCCGGGCAATCGTAAGTTCGTGACCGCGACAGTCACCTTTGATTCGTCGTACGCGACCGGGGGAGAAGCTATCACGGCTTCTTCCCTCGGTCTCGACCGACTTGATTTTATTTGGGCAGTCACCCAAGACGGCTATGTACCTTCGTGGAACGGTTCAACAACCGCACCCAAGATCAAGCTATATTGGGTTGACACTACAACAGATGGTGCTGCATTAGCAGAAGTAGCAAGCACAACGGACGTTTCGACAGTCGTTGCTCGCATCTTTGCATTCGGCGCATAAAAAGCTTGTTGGCCGGGGTGGGTCTTTTCTCCTTTCACCCACTCCGGCTGGCATCACCTAGGAGAACATTATGGATTTAAGAGCTCACGACATTTTGGGACAACACATCCCAGGCTCGGACGGATGGGCTGAGATTTCCACCGATGTGTACAACATCTCGGAACGAATCCGCAAGGGAGACGAATCAGGTTGGCGCGGTGATCCGACTGCCAGTATTCTGTTTAACCCTCTTACGCAGCACTTTGAAGTATGGCTGATCGACGGCCAAAACACGCCTTACATTGCGTGCTCTTCCCCGCGCTGCGATCACTCTCTTATTGTGAAGCTCATTGAAGGCGACTGGCAAAAAGGCCACCGCTTGATTGAGGACATTCAGAAGAAGAACCGTGCTGCCCGTGCTGCAGAAGACTCAGCACAACGCGATAAGGCAGAAGAACTCGCTGACAAGATGCACTTTGCTATCATTAAAGATATCGGTCACCTTGAAGGTGGCACCAAACGTCAATACTCAATGAATAACGGACTCAAATAATGGCAACATACTCATCTTCTCAATCCAAGTACATCACGCTAGTGGCAAACACGGTAGATACCGTTACCCTTACTGGAACAGGTAACGCTTTGCGTTTTGTTACTACGGCCGGTACTTCTCATGCCTATGTAACTCTAGCCAGCACTGGTTTAACACCAGCTACACCTACCGTTGGTGGCGACAATACGTACGTAACGGTTCACGGAAATCCTGGGTACATTGATATTCCGTGGAATGGTGGCGGGGCTGTAGTTAGTATTATCAGTACGGGTACTCCGACGATCGGCATTATGCTAATCTAGTAGATGCTCAAAAGCTTTAGACTTTTTGTTTCCCTATTCTTCCTAAGCTTTTTTCTTTTATCTTCACAAGCAAAAGCTGAAAATCCGGTAATTACCAGGCCTACAGACTTTTGGTTTGAGTACACCGAACCGACGCAGTTTATTGCCGAGACCTTCATGATGGAGAGCAGCAACTCCGATCCCCAGTTGTGGCTGTACGACGAGCAGGGTACCCTTCTCTACACCAATGACGATTACAGGGGTTTGCAGTCCTACATCTCCATGGAAGTGCAACCCGGCAGATATCGCCTGCGCGCGGGTACATGCTGCCACCAGCCCGATGTGTGGCGTGACGGGGTGCAGTGGAACGTCAGCTACGAGCTAACCTTTAATGGTATCCCTGCGTCAACTACGACTTCTTCAACGACCACCACGACAACGCTCCCACCAACAACAACCACGGAGCTACCTCAAACAACCACAACATCTACAACCACCACCACAACTACTACCACCACGATTCCGGAGACGACAACGACATGGCCTCAAACTACCACAATTCCGACGACGATTCCTACTACTACTGCAGCGCCAGTGACTGTGCCTGCCACGACTACGACTGTCCCTGCCACAACCACAACCACTACAAGCACGACAACGACAGTGCCCGAGACTACGACGACAGCACCCCCGGTAGTGATACCCCCAGTGGTGACTGCGGATCAGGCCGCGGAAATTGCAACAAGCCAGGAAGCCCTGGCGGAAGCAACTGAGGAACAGGCCACCGAGGTCTTTGCTGCGTTGGAAATCGAAGAGCTTTCTGATACTCAGTTGGAAGAACTAGTTGTAGCCGTCCAATCGGCCCCTGAGGCGGTCCGTGAGGCGTTTGAAGAGGAAATCAACATCTTCGGCGGTCAGGTCGATTCCTACGTCCCTGTTGGCTCTACAGTGCCTGTAGGCGAGCGCCGCAGTTTGATTGCTATCGGCATAGCTATGAGCGTAGCTCCTGCAGCAATTCGCCGGAAATGATAAAATCTAGCAATGCGTAAGTATTTTGGTGCTATCTTATCTCTGCTGATTTGGGCCTCCGGAACAGGTATGGTATTAATTACCCTGTCAGGAGACGCCCTCAGTAAAGCATTGTACATCAGCGCTGCTACGTTAGGTGTTAGTGTTGTGGCTATCGCATTTGGCGTTGGAGTAGATGATTAATGGCAGTTCCAGCAGAGCAGGATCTTGTAGTAACACGTGGGGATACGCTGACTGTCGGCGTCACAATGACCACTAACGGCACAACGCCCATTAACATTACTAACCGCGTATACACATCTATGGTTCGTCAGAACTATGACGACCCTACTCCAGCGGCCACCTTTACCTGCACAATTATTAGCGGTGCAGCTGGTACTCTTCAGCTAGTTATGTCTGCCGCAAGTACAGCCGTTCTTGAACCACAGAACTATTATTGGGATCTCCAGGAAAACGCTTCCGGGATTATCACTACCATTCTTTCCGGTTCCTTTGTTGTCTTGCCTGACGTTACGAGGACTTAATGCCCAGCGTAGACGTAACAGTTACCAGGGCTGACGTTGTTTCCGGCGTAATTACGAGCGCCGTTGTTACCGTCGTCGGCACCACAAACGCTGGTCCTCAAGGAGCCACTGGTGCAACGGGAGCTACAGGAGCTACTGGCCCCACAGGTTCGACTGGAGCCACAGGAGCTACTGGTCCTACAGGCCCGCAAGGCATTCAGGGTATTAAGGGCGATACTGGAGCAACAGGTGCTACAGGAGCCACGGGCCCGCAGGGACCAAAGGGCGATACCGGAGACACTGGTCCTACTGGACCTACCGGTGCTACAGGAGCCACGGGCGCTCAAGGAATCAAAGGCGACACAGGAGACACGGGACCGACAGGACCGACAGGACCGACAGGCGCTACGGGACCGACAGGCCCAACAGGTGCAACAGGTGCAGATTCTACCGTTCCTGGACCAACAGGGCCAACAGGCGCTACAGGGCCAACAGGCGCTACGGGGGCACAAGGTCCACAGGGAATTCAGGGAGTTAAGGGTGATACCGGAGATACAGGTCCAACCGGGGCTACCGGTCCTACTGGACCTACCGGTGCTACAGGGCCCACTGGTGCAACGGGAGCTACCGGCGCAACGGGCGGATTCAACTCCACTCAAACAATTGTATCAGGGACAACATACACCCCCTCTTCTGCCGACGTAGGCAAGATGATTCAGCTGACCAATACAAGCAATATCAACATCACTATCAACACGGGTCTTGGTTTGACAGCAGGACAAAGTATTGACTTCCTTCGCTTTCAAACTGGAACCGTTACATTTAACGGCACAGCAGTACCGGTAGCTACTCCAGGCTTAAAGCTTCGCGATCGGTATTCTGCTGCAACATTGTTTTGTGTGGGAACTGACAGCTATGTGCTTATTGGAGATTTGAGTACATAATGCCCATCAGGCACGGGTTCATGGGCGCAGGAATTACGCTTTTGCCAGCGATTACCATCAGTTCCACGACAAACTTTAACGAATCTAGGGCAACGTTTAATGCTGTAGTTAACCCCAATGGCTATACAACAAGCGTACAATTTCAGTACAAAAAAAGCTCTGAATCCAGCTGGACTAACGGAGCAACGATTACTGGGATAATTGGAAGCACCAGTCAAAACGTTTTTAGTAATCAAACTGGTCTTGAAATCAACAACTCTACCGGCACGATTTACGATGTCCGCGCCGTAGCTACAAACTCTGTTGGTACACAAACATCAGGGACTACAACGTTCACAACATGGCGTTTGCTTCCATACGCAAACGGTACTGCTGGTTCGTACTCTGTTAGCATCCCTACCGTTACGCCTACTGGTGGAAGCCCTATTGCGGCGAGCATTTACAACATCTTTATATGCGGTGGCGGTGGCGGTGCCGGTATGGGCGGTGGCGGTGCTGGCGGTTACCGTGCTCTTTCTTCGCGCGCCTTTTCAAGTGGTGCAAATCAAGGCTTAACCGTTGCGGTTGGTGCCGGTGGCGGTGGTCGAGCAGCTGGTGGGGCTACATCAATTAGCGGCACCAACTGGACAACCTTGTCGGCTGGTGGTGGTGCAGCTGGTGCATACAACCCACCATATGGCGGCAATGGCGGCAATCAAGGATCAGGAGACGGAGCTACCACGGGTGGTGTTGGTTATTCAAACTTAGACAAAAACAGCAACCCTGATCCCAATAACTATTCTTATGGTGGTGGCGCAGGGTGGGCTGCTAACGGAGGAAACGCAGGAGACATTCTTGATGGACCGTTCCGTCCTGGCAACGGCGGCAATGGATCTGCAACGACGTATGGCTCGTACACAGGAGGAGCGGGAGGCCGAGGATATTCTGTGCAAATTGGAACCGGAGCAGTTGGTTCTAACGGCGCAAACTGGGGTGGGTTCGGTTCAGGCGGTCAAGCAGTCGATGGTGCCGGTGTGGTTGGTTTAGTCTACTTCCAGTACTATGGAGCACCATGATCCAAACACAATTATTTTCAACAGCAATCTTGTCTACGCACAGAGGATTCTTTGTTCTTGACAAACTCCCTAAGTTTGCAGCAGAAGTAGATGTTTGGGTTCAAACCCCGGCAGGTAACGAATCGGTCGATTTTGTTGACGTATTTGTTCTTCAGGACGGGACGCTGTTGGCTGCATGGGTCCACCCATTTCAAAAGCTTCCAATCCACAACTTGACAGTCTTTTGTGATGGTGTAGTTCAGGTTCTGAACCTTTATCCGCTTGAGCGTATTTTTGACGTTTATGACCGCCCTCTTGATTCGGGGCTCGGAACATTTACGTTTACAAAATCAGTAGCCATTGACGGGGGTGATTGGCGCTGCGATCGCGGCATGTATGGGGCAAAAGCTTTTGAACAAGAAAACCTTGATTCCGTCTTTCAAGAAGTTGGTCAGATTGTTGTCTATGAGCCGTTTCTTAATTTAAACGGTACGTCGCATTTGATTTACGTAGAGGCAAACGACAGAACTCAATTGGCAGAAGAAAAGGTCAACAACAGCATTGCTCCCGTAACCGGCCGCACGCTCCAGGAAACTATGCGCCTTGTTTATGAATGGTCGGTTCTTGCCGAAGATCCATTTAACAGCACAGACGAGGCGGCCACAGCAGCTAAGACATTCCTTGATTCCCTTGGGTTTACTACAGAGGAACGCGCAGCCCTAGCCTCTTTGCCACCTATGCAGATCAGCAACTACTTGGCAGGTAGCGAAACGGCCCGTGTCCGGCCATCAGGCATTTCTGCTTTAGATAACGCTATCAAGACAATGGTGTTCAAGCGCATGGCCTCATCCTCCTTGTCGGCTTTGTTCCAAATTCACGGAATTGAAGACACTTACGGACTTGCAGCATTAGAACAGGCCGAGCTCAACGCGGGTATTCAAAGGTTTAACGACTACTACGTCGAACCGATCAGTCCTGGAGATAAACCGTTCTACGACAACCAAGTCAGGTTCTTTGCCAACAAGCAGTCCATCCTTGATGGTGGACTAGGATTAGGATAGAATTAACCCATGAACCGTGGTCAAATTCGTACGGCTGTAAAGCAACGCCTAGCAATCCCTGCTTCCGGCGACGGCTTGCTTCCGGACACCACGATTGACTCTTTGATCAACCGCTCCCTAGCTACTATCTCAGCTACCAAGGAATGGCCTTGGCTGTTGGACACTCAGGCTATGACTTTTGTAGGCGGCTCGGCTACTGTCCCCAACGACTTTGTACGGGCCCGCCAGCTGGTTATTAACGATCTTCCGGTCATGTGGGTCCAGCTTGAGGACTTCCTTGACCCTGACCGCATGACGGCTACCTTTGCTTGGACGATCATCGGCAACAAGGCTCGGCTCAACCCTCTTCCGACAACCGATCAAAACGGAACTTTGTACTACTACCGTAGTGAGCCTGAATTGCTGAGCGACTATTCGACACCGCTGATGCCAGCTTTGCACCACCCTCTAATCGTGGCCTACACCTCGTACCTTGCAGCAATGGTTCGCCAAGACGAGGGACGTGCTGCGGTATACCAGGCTGAGTACCAAGCAATCCTTGACACCATGCGTGACGACCTGAAGCAAAACACCTCTCGCCGCATTCGGTATAGCCCTGGTTACCAACATGCTGCGTGGTCATAATGCCAGCCTTTACTTCTACATGGGATGACTTTACCGGCGGGTATTTCATTGGCGAGAACGATAACCGCCAGCCACGATCTACCTTTACTGGCGAAAACGTAGCCGTATCACTTAACGACGGATCTGTTGTTCCCACTAACGCCGTAGCTCAACTTCCTCTTTATTCAAACACCGAGTCTGTCGTTATTGAAAATAATTCTATTTATATAGACGCAGGATCTACTTCAAGTAGTTTTGTTACTGCCGCTGTGCAAGGAGGTTCATATCTATATTTTGCTGTTCAAATTACTACGACCTCAAGCAAATCTTTCAGAATGTACAGAGTGGGGCTTTTTAAAGAATCGAGCCAACAGCTTGTTTCTGTTAGTGACGCCGTAACTATCGACAACGCATTTAATATTAGTAATGTATTTACCACCAACGAGGGTGGTCAAGTTTATGCTTACGTTGGTGCAAAGGACAAAATATACAGATTTACCGGAACTGGCGCATGGAACGCAGTAAACCCTGCAGTCAAGACCGACATTACTCTTCCCGCAGGCATCACTAGCGTTGATGGTATAACTGTATGGAATGCAAGAATGGTGGCCTGGTCATCTACGACTGACTTTGTTTATTTTTCAGCCT